CTCCGATGAGGCCGCAGCCCGGTTCGGTAAGTGGTACGTCCAGACTGTTGAGGATGCCCACGCAAACCGTTCGCAGGACATGCTGGCTGACATGATGCGAGGTCAGGACAAGGAGGCCCTTAAGCGGTCCCTTATGGACCACGGCGGGTTCACTGAAGGTGAAGCCTACGACATCATGCGAAATATGTTCCCGAATTCCGTAAAGGACAACGGACGACAGGCCAGCCTGAAGCACCGGAACTCGATCTTTGAGGGCCATAAGGAAGAGGTTACTCGTCTGAATGGCGACAAGGACACCATCACCCTCAACGACTTTATCCACACTAATGCTCTCGAAGTATTGGAGCCGTACCTTCGCCGCACTGCCGGTAGCATTGCTCTGGCAAAGCATCTCGATGTGTACAAAGCAGGAGACATTGGCAACCTGATTGCCGATGCAACCAAGAACCTTCTGGGTGCTGAGTTCAAATCCCCGCATCAGATTGAGGCTATCCGTAAAGACCTCCAGTTCGCCTTCGACCGCGTACAGGGAATTCCTCAGGAAGACTTCAGCCCTCTGCGTAAGGCGGCTCAGATGTTCCAAGACTTCAACATTATCCGTCTGATGGGTGGTGCAGTCTGGAACCAAGCCACTGAGCTGTCCCAGATCGTAGGCTCCATGGGCTGGAAGGCTACCCTAGGGGCCAACGCAGAACTCCGTTCGTTACGCCGCGATCTGGCAACTGGCCGTGCCCCGCATGACATCCTCGACCACCTTGAGAACGTCATCGGTGGGGTAGGGGCTGAGTACGTGGAGCGTATGCAGTTCAGCGCCAAGGACGACTGGGTGCGCAACAAGGGCGACACCAAGTTCAACCGGGCGTTAGACGCACTGGACAACAAGCTGAGTAAGTTCGCCAAGGGGACGCTGGATTACACCGGCATGACCCCCTTGATGATCCAGCAGAAGCGCGTCCATGCGGTGGCTCTGGTGAACCACTTCGTCAACGTGGCGAAGGGCGCTAAGTCCAAGCTGCTGACGCCTGAGCGTGTGGCGTGGATGGGTATGAGTCAGGACGAGTTCAAGAGTGTCCTGAAGGCCATCGACAAGTACACCGCCCCTAAACAGGGTGAGTACGGTAAGTCGCACTCGATGGACTTCGCTAAGTGGGTGAAGGAGTCCCCAGATACGCACTCGATGTTCATGACTGCCATCCATCGGGAATCCCGTAGGGTGGTTCAGGAGAACGATCTGGCCTCAATGATCCCTATCATGGGGACCACATTAGGTAAGACGGTCTTCCAGTTCCAGAACTTCACCATGCACGGGTGGAACAAGTCTCTGATGTTCGCAATGAACCATCGTGACTGGTCAACACGCAGCACGGTGCTCCACGGCAGCTTCTTGGCTAGTCTTGCGTACATGGGCCGGACCTATGCCAGCTCTATTGGCATGGACTCGGAAAAGCGTAAAGAGTTCTTGGACAAACGCTTCAGCACCAAGCAGATCGTAGCGAATAGCTTTGGTCGTATTTCTCAGGCTTCCCTGCTGCCTGTGGCATTTGATACTGTGTCCCCATTCCCGATGTTCAATGGGATGCGGACTACCAGTGACCTGTCCAGCATAGCATCGAACCCTACGTACTCCTTCATCAATGGCCTGATTTCCCTGAAGAACATCCCAAGGAACGCAATGTCGGATGAGTACCAGACTTCCTCCAAGGACATTCAGACTTGGGGCAAGCTGCTGCCACTGAACAACGTGGTTCCAATCAGCTCCTTCCTGAATAGCATCGCTAACGATTACCCTCATAGCGAACACCAAGGCAACTAATAATGGCCCCTTAAGTGGGGCCTTTCTTTTGGAGTATTACTTTGTCAGCTTACAGCTACTCCCAATTCGTGGGAAACGGGACGAACACCCTGTTCACCTTCGGGTTCCCCTACCTAGACCGTTCGCACATCTCTGTGAAGGTCAACGGCACCACCAAGAGTTTCACTTGGGTGGCCGATGGTTCCATCAACATTACCCCAGCCCCAACGGGCACCGTAGAGATTCGCCGCACGACTCCTAAGGATACCCCTCCGGTGGACTTCTCGGATGGCTCCGTGCTGAAAGAATCCGATCTGGACCTGATGGTACGGTTCCTGCTGTACACGGCCCAAGAGGCAGCGGACAACACTGCCGATGCGCTGGCTCAGAGTTCTCTGGGTTCGGCCTTGTATCAGGTCTATCAGGGTGCCAAGGAGATTCCCCCTACGGCCCGTAACGATGGCACAGACCTACAGATCGGGGACATGTACTTCAACACCGTACAGAGCGCCATGAAGGTCTATGGCTCACTAGGCTGGCAGGACGCTGGCACCACGCTGGCCGGTGTTGTCACTCAGCCCCCCGGTGGCACCCCAGTGATTGCATCGGCAGGGCAGACTGTAGTTCCAGTCCCTGAGGGCTACATCCCAAATCAGGGCATCGTATTCCTGAATGGCGTGTCCGTGGCCGAGCCGGATGTGTCGATCCTAGACGGCAACAACATCGTGTTCGCATCGCCCCTGAATGCGCTCGATGAGGTGGACTACATCTTCTTCCCTTCGTTCGGCGTAGGGACGGGTGGAGGTGGCGGTGGTGGTGCTACGGTGGCATCTAATGTGGCCTATACGCCTCTGGCACCACTGGTGGCTACCAACGTCCAGACTGCCATTAACGAACTGCTGGGCAGGATTCCACTGGCTTCTGATGACCTGCCTTCACCACCGGGCCTTTACCCATCGGCAGGTACGTCCACGAAGTATGCCCGTGCGGACCACGTTCACCTCGATACGGGTGGCGGTGGAGGTGGTGGTGGCACTGGTGCCCCCGGCTACTCGCAGGGTGTGGCTTACGCCTACCAGCGTTCGGCAACCCCTCTGACTAGCAATCCGGGTTCCGTTACGTGGGACTTCACCACTGGCAAGATCAATAGTCCTCCTACCGATGCACTGGCAAACGGCTGGACCAAGACGATCCCTGCCGGTAGCGACCCGCTGTATGTGACTGTGGCCTCTGCCAGCAGCCAAGCCGGTACGGACACCATTGCTGCGTCCGAGTGGTCCACCCCTGTGGTACTCGCTAAGGACGGCAATAGTGGTCTGAACGTTGCCACTATCTACATCTACAAACGTGCTGTCACCCCGGCACCTCCTGCGCTGCCAACCGCTGCGTGTACCTACCAGTTCAACCCCCCCATCTTGAGTGGCCTGAACAACGGATGGTCCACCACGATCCCTTCGGACTCCGCTGGGCAGTACCTGTATGTGTCCACTGCGACCGCTGCGGGGACCGGAACCACGGACACCGTCAATGCTTCTGAGTGGGCCGCTGTCCAGCTCATGGCGAAGAACGGTGCAGATGGTGCAAACGGTACGAACGGTACGAACGGTACGAACGGCACTAACGGTGCTAACGGTGCCCGTGGAACTGTGACCATCGCCTACCCAATTGGTGGGGCTTCATGGAGTGACAGTACGGCAGCTTCGGCTATCGCTTCGGCTGGCTATGGTGCCCCTCAGGAACGAGACATCGTTACCCTGTACAACACCGGGTCCAACTTCAGCGCCACTAAGTTCTACTCTGGAGGTGTCTGGAATACCCTGACTGCGTACATCAACGGTAACATGCTGGTTACTGGTACGCTGTCCGCTAACGTAATCTCCGGTGGCACCTTGAATGGTATCGCCATCAATGGCGGTTCCGGGCATACCCCAAGTGGGAAGGCGTTTGAGCTGACGAACACTGGGGTGGTATGGGCTGACAATATCTTCGGAGGTATTGGGCGATTCAACAACTTCTACTACTCAGGGGACGGGGTATCCGGCCTTAGCTATTCCGGTGTTGGTGGCGGCTATTGCGGAGTTGGGGGCTATGTAGATTCAAGCAACAGTAACTCCGGGGCTAAAGGCGTTCAGGGAACCAACTACTACACCAATAAGACTGGCTATCTAGGCACTGCGACCCATGCTGTCTACGCTGGTGTTGGCGGCTACGGTCCGTTCACTGGTGCCCACGATTGCATCCTCGAAGAAGACTTCGTGGGTGAAGTGGGGGACATCCTGATTGATGACGTGAAGGTGGGTGAGGGTGTTGGTATTTCCGATACAATCTTCACCGTGAAGCTGTCCAACGCTCCATACCAGAAAGGCTCCACAGGGGTGCTGGAGAACAACTTCGGCCTCCTCATTCATGCTCGTCCCGCTGCGATGGTCCATTACCACCCAGAAGATGGGGATACTGACCCGATCATGTCTCCGTACTACGAGGCCAACAAGGAACGTGTGCGCTATGGCGTGATGAACGCTCTGGGTGAAGGTAAGATCAACGTGTGTGGTGAGGGAGGTAACATCGAGAAGGGCGACCTGATCGTTACCTCCAGCATCCCCGGTAAGGGCATGAAGCAGTCGGACGACATCTATCGTTCCTGCACCGTAGCCCGTGCCCGTGAGGACGTTACCTTCAGTTCCCCTTCGGAAGTCAAGCAGATCGCCTGCGTGTACCTCTGCGGTTAAACTACAGGCCCCTTAAGTGGGGCCTTCTTTTCTACTACCTATGAAAAATTCCTCTAAGCTATCCGCGCTGTATGGCCTGTTTGATAACCTGAGTATCCTGAAGGGGATCACCAGTGCCCCACTGACTTCGGCGCCTGTGACCTCCGTGAACGGACAAACTGGTGCCGTAACGCTGGCCACAGGTGTCTCTTCGGTGAATGGGGCTACCGGAGCTGTTGTCCAGTCTGGAACCCCAGTTCAAACCGTGGAAGTCGATCTGGCAACCTCAGGGACCTCTGCTGTTGTTATCCCCTACGATGATACGATTCCTCAGATTACTGAGGGAGTCGAAATCCTGACCGCCTCTATTACCCCTAAGTTCTCCACCAGTACCCTTTATGTGGACGTTGTGGTGCATGGGGCTATGAACACTGCCGGTGGAGCAATCTGCGCTGCGGTGTTTCGAGACTCCGGTGCAAACGCACTAGGGGCTGCTGCAAAGTTACTGAATGCCAACTACTTGGATCAGCTAACGATTCGCTTCAAAGTTGCCTCTGGCTCCACCACTGCCACCACGTTTCGCCTTCGGGTAGGTCCGGGTAGCACTTACACGATGACTTACAATGGCTCTGCCGGAACCCGGCTTCTGGGAGGCTCTGCCATCTCCTCCATCAAAATCACTGAAGTATTGGCCTAATAAATGAGCGACCCAATCGAACACCGTGTTACCCGTCTGGAACTCCGTGTGGACAATCACGATGAAGACCTGACTGAAATCAAGGAAGAGTCGAAGACCATGAACGCCGCCCTAAAAGCTATCCAAGCGAATCTGAACCAGATCAAGTGGCTGGCTGTGGGAGCAACCACGGCCTTCCTCGCCAAGTCTAACAACCTGCTGGAAATCCTATTCAACGTACTGAAATGACCGACCAACGAGCATCTGAAAAAGAACTCGGTGAGGTTCACGGTGGGCTGGCCCAATGGTGCATGGACATCATGAAAGGCGTACCGCTACTGGACAAGGAAGGGAATGCTGTGCTGAAGCCAGATGGTCAGCCATGGCTCGTTCCCCCATCCCCGGCCCACCTGAACGTCATCCGTCAGTTCCTCAAGGACAACCGCATCGAAGCACCAACTATGCAGAATCCAATGGCCCAAGGTCTGGACGATCTGCCTACCTTCGATGACGATAACGTTGTCCCACTCCGCAAGTAATTAGAAGCCCTCAGGGGCACAATCAGGGGCATCCTAGGGTAACACCTAGGGTGTCCCTTTTTTTCGCCTCCTAGGCCCGTTTAAAGGCTCCTATGACTACAATCAATCGCAAGTTCATCGTGTACCTGATGGCTTGCTACCTCTACTACGTTGAGGACCTTTCTGTTCTACCGGACACCCAGTTCGATGAACTATGCAAGGACCTCTTGGAACACTGGGATGAAATCACCCACTTCCACAAACACCTGACCACCAAGGAGGACCTTGAGGCTGGCACTGGGTTCTCCATCAAGTACCCAACCATTGTCGTCTGTGCGGCCCGTAAGTGGTATCTGGAGGGAGGCCCCCTTGGATACTAAGCACCCAGCCCAGAAGGACTTCCGCAAGTTCATGTACATGGTGTGGAAGCACCTTAACCTTCCTGATCCTACTCCCGTTCAGTACGATATCGCCCACTACATCCAGACTGGCCCACGCCGAGCTGTGATCGAAGCATTCCGAGGTGTGGGTAAATCATGGGTCACTTCCGCAGCAGCCTGCTGGTTCCTCTGGAATAACCCTGATGTGAAAATCCTCGTGGTGTCTGCCTCCAAGGAACGTGCAGATGCCTTCTCGACTTTCGTGAAGAGGCTCATAGGGGAAATCCCTGTGTTGCAACATCTGGCCCCTAAGGCTGGCCAACGGGACTCCGTAATCTCCTTCGATGTGGGACCAGCCAAGCCTGACCATTCCCCATCCCTAAAGTCCGTGGGTATCACCGGCCAGATCACCGGCTCCCGTGCTGACATCCTGATTGCGGACGACATCGAAGTACCGAACAACTCTGCCACCCAGATGATGCGCGATAAGCTCTCTGAGGCAGTGAAGGAGTTCGACGCTATCCTGAAGCCGGGTGGCCGCATCCTGTATCTAGGTACACCTCAAACCGAGATGTCCCTGTACAACTCCCTGCCTGAGCGTGGCTACGAAATCCGGGTATGGCCTGCGCTGTATCCTACCCTCCAGAAGATCATCTCCTATCAGGGCCGACTGGCTCCGATCATCACCCGTGCCCTAGAGGCCGATCCGACCCTTCAGGGCAAACCTACGGACCCTAAGCGGTTCGATGAGAAGGACCTGATGGAGCGTAAGGCGTCCTATGGTCGTGCAGGCTTTGCCCTCCAGTTCATGCTGGACACTGCCCTCTCGGACGGTGATCGCTACCCACTGAAGATTCAGGACCTCATCGTGATGAACCTGAACCCCACCATGGCCCACGTTAAGCTGGCATGGGCAGCAGCTCCTGAGGTGTGCATCAACGATCTACCCGCAGTGGCCCTAGTGGGTGATCGCTACTACCGTCCTATGTGGACTGCCAATGAGATGGACGACTACAAGGGTTGTGTCATGGCTATCGACCCTAGTGGTCGTGGCAGTGACGAGACCGGCTATGCCATCGTCAAGATTCTCCATGGGAACCTCTTCGTGGTAGCCGCAGGGGGCCTCCATGGTGGCTACTCGGATGACACCCTGTTGACCCTAGCGAACCTCGCTAAGACCCATCAAGTGAACCATGTCATCATCGAGGCCAACTTCGGTGACGGCATGTACACCAAGCTCATCACTCCGTTCTTCTCTCAGGTGGGCCATAAGGTTCTCGTGGAGGAGGTCAAGCACAGCGCCCAGAAGGAAGCCCGTATCATCGACACTCTGGAACCCGTAATGAGCACCCATAGACTCATCGTGGATCAGAAGGTCATTGAGCAGGACTACCGCACTGCTGAGAACGACATCAAGTTCAGCCTGTTCTACCAGATGACCCGGATCACTCGTGACCGTGGGGCACTAGCCCATGATGACCGACTGGACGCACTGGCCATGGCTGTTGCCTACTGGGTGGAGCATCTGAGCAAGGACCAATCGAAGGTCCAAGAGGCCCACAAGGAGAAGCTACTCCAGAAGGAACTCAAACGCTGGAGACAGGGCATCACTGGTCAGAAGCCTAGAGCTAATGTCTGGATGATGAATAATGTAGCAAGCAACCGATAGGTCCCACAATAGGATAGACAGCCTGCTGTAAATCCGGGGGATCAGCTTTAAGCTGCCGTACACGCTACGGACTTGGGATAACCTCAGTGTGTATGGTCAGACTCATGCCATCATCTGGGAGCATCCTTAGGAGTACTCTCTGCACCACATAGGACTATCTTATGGGGGGTAGGGGGGAAACTAAGGTGTTCCTAGTGGTAGATCAGCCTATGCACTGAGATACCACTTAGAGATACCCTTAAGATACTCTATAGGTGTCCCCCGGAAGTGCAATACCATCATCAATACCACCTAGAGACACACTGCCATACAGTGCCTTTAGGGAACCCCATCTAGCCCTCTTATGTTGCCGACAGCGGTGATCTTGAGGTGAGCCTGAGGGGGTTCCCTAAGGGGAACTGAAGGCCACTCGTTACGCGGACCCTAGAGGCACCGGGAAGAGTGTGGTCTCCCCCACCCAAATGTTTCATTGCAAAAATCTGAAAGCCTCACTCGAAGAATGACTGGCGCGAATTCCCCCCGTGTACCCCCTCAAAAACTACCACAAGCCAGCCGGAATCGAACTTCCAGCTACCACAGGGACAGCCTAACGGGCACATTACGGACACATCGAGCCGCTAAGTCGTTGATTCGTAACGGGTTGCACTAGATGATTGAACTAACGCAGTACCTAAAGCCTCGCTGAGGATGCCTAACGGTGTCCTTGGTGGGGCTTTTTTTTCGAGTTAATGACTCATTCTGAGAATTCGTTCAATTACTGTATTTTGCTATCAGTGCGTTTTTCCTTCAGGTTCACCCTACGCGCCCCTCCAGAACACCTCCAGAAACCCATAGGAAGCTCTACAGCGCCCTTCTACAGTTCAACCTATGCCAACCTACAGGGGCACCAATAGAGCGCCTTATAGAGCCTCTATGGCAGCCAATAGGCTCTGACTATCAGCCCCATAGAAAAATACAATTGGCATGTGTGGATGCTGCCTGACATAATGGCTACATCAAACAACGCAACATCACTCACTAAGGAGAAAATCATGGTCTACTGCGTTAAATCGAACCCTTGGCATGGCGTACTGGCATTCAAGTCTATCGACGAGGCACTAGCACATGCCAAAGACCTGATAGAACGGGGGTACTCAGTCCATATCTACCCTATGCCAGCCTGAGAGCACCTATAGGCCATCTTCGGGTGGTCCTAGTTGAAACGCCATTACATTGTGTAGTGCTGCGTTTTTACTAGGAGATTACATCATGACTAAGAAACACTTTAAGGCACTCGCAGAGGAAATCTATCGGATTCCTGATGACAACGCACGGCGAATGGCTGCTGAGGCTGTGGCCTATGCTTGCCGCCAATTCAATCCGGCATTCGACCGTAGCAAGTTTTTCATTGCCTGTAACGTTCCAGCCTAAGGAGCCACTAAAATGACTAAATACTACATCCACATCCCTACATGGGCACATGCAATGACTTGCTACGGGACTAACAAGAAAGACGCTGTGTTACGCTTCAAGGCACAGCACGGCATGATTCGTATGCCTAGTGGTTACGCTATCTGGGAGGCTTGATCATGATATACGCTCAGTTCTACCAACGTGCCGCTATCGCCCCTTACCACCTCATTGAGTGCTGCGGGGATCGTGGAGTAATCATACTGGATGGCCGCAAGCGAGTAGCGTTTAACGTCCTGATTGCCATGGACGAGTGCAAGCGTAGGGGATTCTTGGCTGTTGAAGTTCGGGCGGCTGATAGTTTCCTTGATGATAGTCCTAAGGTTTTACATTACGCTGAAGTTCAGGCATAATACGCTCAGGCCCTTTCGAGGGTCCTAGTGTCAACGCTATTGGAATGGTCCAGTACTGCGTTGCTACTAGGAGAAACTAAAATGACTGCTGCAAACATGGTATTTTTCAATCAGGCCCGTGCTAACCTGACCCACTTCGTTATCATGCAGGCTGAAGCTGTGCGCCGTGTGGTCGGCTTCGGTTACGTGGACAGTGACAACGCACCGAACACCGATGCAGAGCTGGTGGCCGCATGGGAACACTCGCGCAAGACCCGCCTTGCCTTCCCTGTGTGGTCTGGTGCCAGTGAAAACACCATCTACACCCACAAGGGCGGCAATTATGCCTTCCGGTTCTGGCATGATGCCATCCACGCTACACGTGGCCTGTGCATGGACTTGGACGACGAAGTGACCATTGGCATGATGCACGTTGAAGCCGTGGAACGTGAATTCGGCAAGGATAGTCTGGAAGCCCTGCTGATGTTCTGGGACACGGTAGGCCAGTCGATGCACTGCTATTGCACTGGCGAGTTCCCTGTCGATCAACTGGCCTTTGTTCGCCATGGTGTGGCCGGTACGATTGCCAACCGC